AGTTTGTCAGAAAAGTTAAACGCTACCATAATTTAAAAACTCGATTTTTTCTTGTTTTAGCCAATCATCAGCCAACATTATATAACATTTTAGCCAAGAAATAAAGAAATATTTGCTGCCTTCCTGCGGTTTAATTTCAGTTACAACAAACACCTTAGACCTGTTGTACTTAAAAAATAATAAAGGTTCTTGGCTTCCTTGTAATGCTTGAGCCTGTACCTTTACCCACCATCTTATCAAATTATTTGTTTTTTCTTGAGTAAAAATCTTATCGGTTAGCGGAGAATCCGCATAATTTTTTACTTCAATACAGAACCTATTCTTCTCATTAGGGACATATAAGTCACCTTTTAAGTATTCAAGAGCACCCGAAGCAGGCACTCTCTCAAATTTTAGGTCTGTATACTCTCTAAGCATATCTCGTACAAGGTATTCACCCCTTGCACCTTTCGCTCTTGAATCTACCATATGCTACCTTTCTAAACAACTGATGTTATTTTTTCTTACTATTTCTATCTTTTCTAGTAAAGGGTGAGTCCATCCGTGGCTTACAATGTAAGTGTTTAGATTTTCTTCTGCTAATAATACTTCTACTAGTTTTTCTCTACCAGGCTCATCAAGTACGTTTGTTACTTCATCAAGAAATAATATATTCAGTCTTGACTTTGATATACTACTCATTAGTTTTCGAATAGCTATCAGAGTCGATGTGTTTACTCTTGCGAGTTCTCCAGAAGAAAGTGCTAAAATGTCTACTATTACTCCATTGTCAGTAATCTGAACATTTAACTTATCGTTTTGTACTATAAATTCCAGAGTAAATCTACCATCAGATAACTCTGCTAAATATGTATTTACAAGAGTCTCTAGTTCTTTAACTAGATTTTCTATTTTATAAGCGATAAGACCATTCGTACTGAAGGCTTTCTTCAATATTTCTAGGTTAATATTAAGTGTTTCTTCCTGCTCTAAACTTTCTTGAGCGTCTGAAAGATCTTTTTCAAACTTTTCAGTTTGCTCAAGTATTACTTGGAGTCTAGTATTATGCTTAGTTCTTTCTTCGTTTTCTTTTGTTATAGTAGTAACTTCGGCTTTCTTCTTACGAAGTTCGCTGCGAAGTTCTTCTATTCTAGTTTCAAGTACATCTCTATCAACGAGAGATGTTTGCAAAGATTTATCTATAGACTTATAAACATCTTGCCAATTATTCTCGATACTAATTTTCTTATCATAAAGAGCATTGTTTGCTTTGATACGCTCTATTTCAGGTATAATTTCATCTTTTAACTTGTTAGTAGCTTCATTTATTTTATCAAGTTCTTTATCTATCAGTCCTTGTTTAAATTCTGCATTTATGTCCTGTTCACACGTAGGACAATGGTCACCAAGTTTTTCAATTTTAGATAGAAAACTTTTTGCAGCAGTAATTTCAGATTTTAACTTACCGCCTTCACTCTGTAAAGAGTCATAGGATTCTTTCTTTCCTACATTAATCTTATTAGCCTCATTAATATCAATGGACTTGAGTATCTCAATGTATTTATTGTTTTGTGAAATTTTTTTATTTTTTTCCGAGATATTTTCAAATTCTACCGTCAGAGAACGCAATTCTTTCTCTTCATCTTCCGTCTCAATTTCAAAATTTAGCAGTGGCAGTATGGTTGTATCACTTAATTTATTATCATTCAACCATTTTTCAACTGTTGCAATTTTTGATTCAATACTATTTTTACGGTTAAAAGAGAGTCTAGCGGCTTCCTTGAATACGTCAAATAACTTTACATATTCTTCCAGATGTAACAAATCAATTAGAAACTTTTTTCTATTTGTATCTGTTGCTACTAGGAACTGTAAGCTACTATTAGGATGTTGGTAAACCAACTGCGTAAACGTCTTAAAATCTGCACCCAAAACTTCTTGAATGTTTTTATAAGTGTTTGTAGCAGTATGACTAGAAATATCTTCGCTATCTTTTTCGAACTTTACTTTTATGTTATTTTTTCTATTAACAGTTACTTCATACAGCGAATCATCTTTTGTAAAAGATAAGTAAATATCATATCCATCATTTACTAGTCGATTCGGTATGTCTGCTTTTTTAATGCCTTTGGAATTTTTATTATATAAAGCTTCCTCAATGATTAACGGGATGGAAGACTTTCCCATCCCGTTAGTTCCAATAATTTGAGTTAAAGTACTATCATCAAGGTCTAGCTCATTATCTTTTCCGTAGCTAAAACAGTTACTCCATTTGAGCTTTTTGAGAGTAATCATTATAAATACCTAATATTGATTCTAAGTTTTCTTCTTTTATTTGTAAGATATAAAGTAAGTATTCTACTAACTCATCTTCTACAGTCATGTCAGAAGTCATAACCAAAGAAGCTTCTGAGTTTTTCTTTACAACTTTTTTATCTAGCAACTCGGAATTTTTGATAGCAGCAAGCTCTTGTATATCACCTTCTATTTCATAGATAGTATGGTCGTAGTCTGTTGAAACCATATCTTCAGGAGAAGATACAGTTCTACGAATTAGCTGAGGTAATTCAAACTTTTCCCAGAACCAATTCCAGTTATTCTCATCTATAAGTAGATAACCAGTATCCACGTGTTTTCTATGAAAAGAAGTAGTCATTGGACTACCAGGATATACAATATTTCTCTGAGTGTTTGAGTGAGAGTGTAAGTCTCCTGCAAATACTACTGGAAATGAATCGAAGCGATATAATTCTACTTCTGGCTTTACATGAGGAGGAATCTCTCCACGAACATGAGTAAATAGAGGCATACTACTATCGAAAGCCTCTATACTCTTTGCTCTATGTAGTTCACAATAAGGTAATATTCCAAACTTTAGATTCTCATCTATATAGGAATTATCAATTATTGATACCAGAGGGTTTATATCTCTTGTTGCTCTTTTTAATTGCGAAAAGAATGTTTTGTTTTTCTTTGTCGCTTCGTGATTGCCATCATAAATTATTGTAGGAGTAGAAACTCCACGTACAAAAGAAAAGTATAACTCTAACTCCTCCATTGTAGGCATTCTATCAAATAAGTCTCCACCGATAATGTGCATTACACACTCTCGTTCTATTTCTCGAATTTTATCAAAAAATAAATTGTACCTATTTAATGCCCAAGCAACTGGGACATTTTTCTGTCCCAGTTTTATGTGCCAGTCCGCTGTAAACAGGATCATCCGATGTTAAACTCATCTTCCAGGGTTTCAACATCATTTCCATCTTCAGATGGTGCATTACGCAACCTATCTAACAGCTCTTTCTGAGCGTCTGGAGTTGGACGAGGCATTACTTCGTCCATAGACTTTATATCTACAACTGCTTCTAGCTCACTTTCAGTCAAAGCGCGAGGCTTGCATTTTAGAGCCTGTAACTGATACTCAACATTGTAGGGAAGAGGTCCAGTCTTTACACGTTTGAAACAAATGTCCCAACCAGTTTCTGTATTTGTTGGGTCGCCTAAGTCTTCAGCAGCAGTAAGAATCTGCTCCCAAAGCTTTTTCTTCAGGTTAATAACTTTAACCTGCCCATTGTCTACACACTGCATAGCGTAGCTCCAGCCACACTTCAGGTCAGGATAAAACTCACGAACCCAGTCTTTTTCTTTGTTGTTAAAACGTTCTTCGTTTCGGTCAAAGGATAAACACTCTAAAGGAATGTTCTTGTCGTTTTCACCTTTTACCCAGTACACGTAACGAGCGAGGACATCTCCTACGAGACGAACTTTGTTGTCTCCGTCGTTGTATTGATATGTGACGATGCTAGATTTCTGTGCTTCGCCTTTGGTTTGATTAAATGCTAATGCCATGTTATTTTCTCCGTTTGGACTTCTTCGAATAGAAAATGAAGTTTACCTTCCTCATCTACACTAAGTAGCCTGTTATTGTCTATTTCTTCAAAAATTATCTCATCTTCAGGAAGAAGAAGAGTATCTATAGTTGTATCTCCTGTTGCTAAGAAATTCGCTAAATTTCTAGCTGCAGCAAGAGATATATACGTTCCGATTTCTCGTTCTGTATATCTGTAGGCGTTTTCAAAAAGTTTCTCAGGATTTACTAAGTAACTTTCGCCCGTAAAGTCGATGTCAGAGTAGTTATACGCTGAATCATACTTATTCTTTGGTGTTGGTCTATACGTAATAGTACGCATAATATTAAGACAAGTATTTAAATTGCCTTTTGAAATTCTAAAAACTTTTTTCCAGTTGAATAAGAGCATTATTATACCAAATATTTATACTTTTGTCAAGAACTATTTTTTTATAGCTGTTTAATCTCATAACCCTGCTTCATATAATAGCCAATCCTATTTGAAGCTTGCTTTCTAGCAGTGTTTCCCTTTAAATGAATGTCAACAATTTTTGGGGATTTTTTGCCTTCGTCTTTTCTAATAACCCTACCAATAAGCTGTGTAAGTAAAGGGTCATTATTGATAGGAGTACCTAGGATAAGACAACTTAGATTATTTACTGAGATGCCCTCAGAAAAAATCGATTGAGTTCCATAGAGTATAGTCTTTTTACCATAAAGTATCTCATCTACCAAATCTTCACGTTGTTCGTGTGGGACTTCTCCAGTAACACAAACTGCATCTTCACCACTGAGCTCTGCGCATCTTTTTAGAAAACCAACTCGGTCACTGACTACTAAGACTTTGTGTCCTCTCGCTGCATAAGCACTTGCCAACATAGCGATTGTGTGCCTATATTCTTCATTGTTAGCAAGATTGTTCACTCGGGTCGCCCAAGGTGTTCTTGCTCCGTCCATAAAACGTATTTCTGAACGAAAAACATCGACCGAAGGAGTCATAAAGTTTTCCTTTGGTGGTTTGTACACATTTGGGCTAAAATAGTCACGAAATACAACGTGCTTGCCATCCTTTCTTTCTATCGTTCCTGATAGTCCAATTTTATAGCGACAGTAATTTGTGTCCAAAACTCTGGAAAAAGTTGGACTACTTACGTGGTGCATCTCGTCTAGTATGATTGTCCCAAATTCCTTTTTAATCTTGTCTATGTTTCGGTAGAGAGTCTGAGTGTTCGAGACAACGATAGGAGTATCCATATCGAAGTTGCCACTACCAATAATCCCTGGCTCAAATCCATAAACTTTCTTTACTTCTTTTGCCCACTGTGTACGAAGTGCTACTGTGTGAGTAACTACTAGGGTCTTTTGTCCAAGTTTTCCAGCTATGGCCAACCCCGTGAAGGTCTTACCCCAGCTTACCCAAGCATTAATAATTGCATTATCTTCTATGTCATTATAGACTTCTGCTTGGCTGTCCCTTAAATCATACTTAAATTTTGGGAACTCTATAGGTATCTTTATTCGTTTATCAACTATTTCATAGTCATCAGGAATCAAATCCGTACGACCAATAGGCAGTGTAACAAGATTTCTATTAACAATGCCCATGTTTTTAATCACAATAGGCGGGTCTACGGGATTGGGAGCTGGAACTTTATAAGTAAGTTCTTTATCAATCTTACTTCTTAGCTCGTCTCCGCAATCCATATAGATTCGATTACTTAATACTGCTTTCATATTCCTAGGTCTACTCTTGCCATTATATATTTTTTAACAAAGCCACTTCTTACAATATCTACTGGGTCAAATTCAACTAATTCAAACTCTCCCATAGCTTTCAATATCCTTATAAACTGAGAAAGACCATTGTCTGATAAGTCACTTTGTCGAAAGTCTCCGCAAAAAATAACTCTACAGTTTTCTCCGATTCGGGTTATAATCGAGTCTAATTCATGTAAACTCATATTTTGACACTCATCTATTAATACTACGGCATCTCTTAATGTTATGCCACGAATAAATGAAGTAGTCATAAAATGTACTATACTTTTCGTTTTAAGTATTTCATAGGCATCGCCTCGCTGAAATAACTCTATACATATATCTTTATAAGGTTCTTCATATACTGAGCTTTTTTCTTTTTCATTTCCTGGAAGAAACCCTATATCTCTAGTAGGAACTGCACTTCGAATAATTACTAATTTTTCTTTATCATTTTTTAGTATGTCGTCAAAGGCAAGATAACATGAAATGAAAGTTTTACCTGTACCTGCAACTCCATGTAATACTAAGTGTTTGTCGGCTTCAAAAGTTTTTAACTGATTCTTTGTAAGAGGTTCTATTTCTTGTAAACTTAAGTTAGCGGCTGATATTAGCCTATTTCTTTTTGCCATTATATTTTTCTCCGAGTATCTTTCTGATATTCTTCAGCATACTCGTATAACTTCCAAGGAAGCCCTTGATAGTAAAGTACTCCTGCCCACGTCATGCCATTTTCGGGAGGGCGAATAATTTTCAGCGGCTGTTTCTCTCCTTCCAAATAAAGAACACTTGCCACAACTTTTCTATCTATTCGTTTAATTTTTTTATATTTAAGTGGAACCATTGTTGTTTTATGGTAAAGAAAGGGAACTCCTTTACTATCTATAAATATATTTTTTCTTTGCTTTATCATTCCAGTAAAATCAACAAGGGCTTTTGTTAAAGGAAGAAGGTTAAAAGAGGTTTGTAGTCTTCGTATACCAAGAGTTTCTCCTGTCATATTTTTATCGTCAACTACTTTACCATCTACAAATAACAATCCGTCCACTGACTCCCAGTTAGAAGAAGGCAGTGGATAGATTGGAAAAGAGATAGCAGAAAGACCTCTAAATGTCACTACCATATAGTTTATCCCACTTGCCCATAGAGTAGTCGTCACCTATTTCAAAGTCGCATCCTACGGGAGCACCTGGAATACTGACACCTCTATCAAGTTGAACAAAGTGTTGTAGTTTCTCGCTATAGTGTTCAATCTCATCATTCGGGACTTCTGCCAGAATAGAGTCATGAACTAGAGCAAATATTTTTGATTTCATACCATGAGTTTTCATATAAATATTCATGTCAATTGCACCTAGAAGGTTAATATCAGAAGCAGTAGACTGCACCAGAAAATTAAGACCAGACCTAATTGTATGACTTCGAATAGCCTTATCGGAAGAGTCAACGTTGGGTAAGCGTCGCTTCCTACCAAAGTAACTATAAATGAAACCATTCGTTTCAATAAATTTCTCATTTTGAGTAATCCATTTTCTCAGGCCACTAAAAGATTTAAAGTAATCACTAATTACTTCTTGAGCCTCGCTTGGGCTGAAGAAAGAACCAGAGCTTTTTGTAACTTCTGAACTGATTTTTCTTGCACCCGCACCATACATAATACCAAAGGTAACAGCCTTAGCTGCCTGTCTTTCCACAGGATATAACTCTGCTACTTGTTCTACTTCACAGGGAAGTCTAAATACTTTTTGAGCAATAGCACTATGAAAGTTTCCGCCAGAACGGAATACATCCATCAATGCTTTGTCTTGTGCCAGTACTGCTGCAACATATACCTCTGCAGTAGTCAAGTCCATTGCAACTATCTTTGACCCCGCTGTAGCTTTGATACAACCCTTAACCGAAGGATTGTCTCTAGGAAGCTGCTGCATATTTAGTTTACCACTAGAACTAAGCCTGCCAGAAGTTGTACTATGAAGATTGAAACCAGTACGTAAGTGACTATCTTTGTCCAACTGTGGTATGATTTTGTCCAGATAAGTATTCTTAATTTTGGATTTTTGACGTATGTCAAGGATAAGTCCTGGTACTTCCGAATCCTCGGCAAGTCTTTCAAGTACTTCCGCATCCGTTGAGTCTGCACCTGTTCCTGTTTTCTTGCCAGTAGGGGATAAGCCAAGCCAATCAAAAAGTAAAGAGCGAAGCTGTACTGTACTATTTGGATTAAGAGGTTTTCCATTATATGCCTCGAACTTGCTAACTTTAGGGTTTTCATAGAGAGTATTAATAGCTTTGTCTATGTCAGACTGCATAATTTCTTGAGCTTTATATAGACGAACTTTATCAAAAGGAACACCATTGTCCTGAATGTCAGTCAGGAAACGAGTGCCTGGTAATAGAATATTCTCATATACCCATAAGAGCTTTGGGTTTTGTTTTATCTTTTTAAACTTTTCGAAGATTAGAAAAGTTACTAATGAATCCATGGCAGCATAAGTTTTCATAACATCAAATGGAATAGACTCCCACTGAAAGTCACCTTTGAGTATGCCATGTTCTTTACGATATTGATCCATCCAATCATACATTGGTTTCTCATAGTCTCCGTATGGAGTATGTTTTACAGCCAATGTTTTCAGACCATGATTGCCTGGGACTTCGTTAATAAGATAGGATAGCAACATAGTATCTTCAAAACGAGGAAACTCGAAATTGAAATGATACTCGAAAAATGCCATATCGAACTTGGAGTTATGAAAGATTACAATCTTCTTACGAAATAACTCAGCAAGAAGACTTTCTGTAGTCTCGTCAAGGCAGTCTGTGTTTATATACGCACCACGTTCGCCATCATAACATAAAGACAAGCCAAGCATATAACCATCACGAGGATAAAGTCCAGTAGTCTCTGAGTCGAGAGCAATGTACTCACCAGGATGGTCAATTGCAGCTTGTATAAAAGCATTAGCTTCTGCAGTATCTTCGATACCAAAAGCAATACTATCATCTATTTCTTTATCCAAAATTTCGCCACTAATGTACTTAATGATGTTAGACTTAGAGTCTTCCCAGGTACGCTTGGCTTCTGGTTTAAAAGCAAGCATAGACGGATTAATTACGGGTAGAAACTTTTTCTCTACACGCTTACCGGAATATTCTGTGACTGAGTTTATTTTGGTAAAGTACTTCAATGCTTCACTTCCAACGAGAATTACCCAGTCATAAAGACTAGGGTCAATATCAATATCACAATCTCGTTTTAGAACTTTCTTTATGGTAGGATTTGAACACAGTTGGAACTGGTCAAATTCAAAAGCATTGTCAAATTCTTTCTTGAAATTCGTTCTACTAGGTTTAGTTTCTACTAATGCAACTTTAGGCATATAATTTTTTCTCCAAACTTCTTACTTGGTTTTCATTCAATGCACCAGGGTCAGTACCTTTTAGGTGTACGTTTCTGGTTGTGAGACCAACTTTCTCGCATAGAATCTTTATTTCTTCTGCGGCTTTCTGCCCCGCATCGTCCCCGTCCATGAATATATCTACTTGTTCTACTCCTTGCATCTTTACAAGAGTTAGCTTAGCTTCATTGAGGTTCTGAGTGCCGAAACAACACACTGCGTTCCTTAATCCTTTATCATATAAGTTTAACACATCATAAACTCCCTCCACAAGTATTATTTTCCCTTCTCGTGCATTTACTTCAGGGTAAAGAGGTAGTCTAGCTCCTGCTGGTACAAACTTATATTTTGGGTCTCCATTCGACGTATGTCTGCCTTGAAATGCTACTATATTTCCAGATATATCTCGAATAGGAAACACAATTCTTCCTACAAAATCTTTTTCACTATTTTGGAAGGCTTCGAACTTTTTGTACGTTTCTGGTCTGATATTTCTCCAGTTACCTATGTAAGGTATAGAGTTTGAAGGAAAAGATAAGCCTACAGTTTCCGCACGCTTCTGTCTAATTTTTTTCTTTAAAAGGTCTCTGCGTATTCCTAGCTGACTTACCTTCTCTCCAAACCTATAAAAAATATTACCTTTGTAACCACACGCAAAACAATTAAATACACCAGTAATCTGGTCTATACGCATACTTGGATTTTTGTCATCATGCTCTGGGTTTAAGCACGGTACTACAAAATCCTGCCCTTTTGGGGTGAAGTTAATGGACTGTTTCGCTAGTAATTCTTGTACTGTCATTTAATACTGGCTCTATTCCTAATAATTTTCTTGCTTCGTCTCTTACTTCTTCTGTTACTGCATGACCAAATTGTTCAGGGTCAAGCAGACTTTCTATAAATTCTATTAAGTCTTCTAACATTACTACTTACCTATGTGTTTTATATCATTGTTAGATATTACTTGATAAGCTCCTTTGTTATATGCCGGAGCAACAGGGTATTGTTTAGATATTTCTTTCTTGAAAAATTCTACCTCTGCACCCTCAATCTTCTTGTTTGATACTACAGATTTGTACTCAGGTGTAGAGCGTCTATAAGGAGCTTCTGCTGGTACATACTCTTCAAACTTACGAGCTGTTTTTCGAGGGCGTGGAGGTAGCTTTTTTCTTCTACGAGACAAAGGTCGATAAGAACTACAAGTGTAAACCATCATAAAAATAATCTCCAGTTGTCAAAAATATAGTATATTATACCGAAAAACAACTGGAGAGTCAAGAACTATTTTTTATATATCATCAATCTCTTCATCAGATTTTAGCTCAGAGTCCTCTCTTTCTTTGGGAGAGAGTGCAGGCTCTGGGCCAATTCTTAAAGTCTCCCAGTCCATCTTTGAAGTAAAAGATTTCATGGAAGCAGACCGCATTTTTACACAATTGAAGGTGACACACGCATCTTCTTGCTCCCACGTTTCAAGGGCAAATGCAGCATCTGCCGCATCTAGAATACCTTTTGCAAAACGTGCTTCGCCTGTTGCGTCTGTCTGATAAGGAGAGAACACAGGTACTTCATATTCCTGTGCCATAGATTTGAGTGCCTTACTTACTTCAATCTGTTCTGTCCAATCATATTGACCGCCTTTAGAGGGAAGATTGGAACGCCTTACTTGATTTAGATAATCCACAATTACAATTCCAGGTTTAATTCGAGCTACTTGTTTGTCCAAAGTAGCACGAATTTTAGGGAGAGTTAGTCCAGCATCGTAGACTACATCTAACTGCTGAGTCGGGAGAAGCTCATGGTTAGATTTTAAACTCGTATGTAACTTGTCAAAGTCTCTGTGGTTATGGTACTCTTTCAGGCGTTCCGAGCCTTCGGTGTAGCGATTAGCCCACCAAGAAGCAACTTTCTCCCACTCTACAACACTTAGGTTTTTCATTTTCAGTCTAGAAAATGGTACACCCGTTGCCATTGAACAACAGCGTTGAAGAATAGACCTACTATCCATTTCAATAGTAAAATAAATAGCAGATTTGCCAGAAGCTATCATGTTATTCGCAAGGTTAGAACAAGTAATAGACTTGCCTGAACCCCGCTTCCCGCCTACAAGAATCAAGTCTCTCGGAGAGAACTGAATCTCGTGGTCATAATCGTAATTAAGACCAAGCGCAACATACTTCTGTAAGTCTTCTTCAGATTCCCACAATGGAATACTTTGCATACTCTCATCTGGGTCTTTAATATCTACTTTATCTTCAATATCAAGAACAATCTGATGAAGCTCATCAATAGATTCTTCCGCATCATTAAATGCTACAGAATTATCTACATAGGTTTCGAGAGATGTGAGAATCTCTTTCTGTGCGTACTCATTCTTCAAGTACTGAAGAAGGGAAT